CACCACATCAGAAGACGATATCCGCGTAGACCCATTCGAAATACCTCACTATTTTACTCGGATAAATGGCATTGATTTTGGACTAGATCATCCATTTGCCTGTGCGAAGATTGCTATTGATAGGGATAGCGATATTATCTATCTGTATGATGATTATAGGAAAAAAGGTGAGATTAATCTTGCCTTCCATGCAGAAAAGATAAAGCAGCCTAGCCCGTGGATACCAGTCTCATGGCCTCATGATGGAGCTAAAAGAAGCCCGTCAGCTTCAGGTAAAGAGACTATATCGCTTTCTAAGAAGATGCGAGGTTTGGGGGTTAACATGCTTTCAAAATCAGCGCGTTATGAAAACGACAAAGGCGGCCCTCAGCCTGTATGGCCTATTATCGAAGAGATAATGGAAAGAGAGCGGAGCGGTAGATTTAAGGTCTTCTCAACGTGCACTTCGTATCTGGAAGAGCGCCGTAATTATCACATGAAGGACGGGAAGCTAGTGGACAAGCGAGATGACACGTTAAAGGCGTGTTTCTATGCTGTTATGATGCGCCGATATGCAAAAACCTCCCAGGCAAAGACGCCAAGACGACCGACAGCCCCTTGTTTTTCAACGAGAGTTTAATTATGCAGTGGACTAGAACGCACTTACCTAAAAGCCGTGCTCAGCTAGAGCAGTTCGTTAAGGACAACGGGTTACATCCTTATGGTGTTGCTGATTACAAGGGCAGGGAGATATTCCTGGCTGAGACTGAGCTAGAGCTTGATAGGCCAGAGGAACATCCGTGGGGATACTACCAAACAGCATGGTTTGTAACGGCTCCAGATTCAACTGAAAAGATGGATGGTGGAAGCTGGTTAGAATTTGCAGCCATGCATGACCTTGAAGAAGGTTGGACCCAGGAGGCAAAGCATGATGCTCGAATTGAGGCAACCATCCAAATGGCCATTCAATGGATTGACAAAAACATAGAGGTTGGCCGATACAATGCCTGAGACACGGTTTACGAAGAATGACAAGATCGTTATTGCGGAGAAAATCTGTGATACGCACTCAAAGCGCAAGCGTGATAGAGGTCATCTTGAAAAGCAGTGGGAGGAAATCGACCGCCAGGTAGCAATGGAGCCCGGCTTTGACATCATGAAAGAGCGCCAAGGCGAGACAGAAAGCGCTAAGGCCTGGATGGCTGAAACAGAACTTCCTAACCAAGCAGAGACATTGGAAATCAGCTGTGCAGATGCACGGCGCCTCATGGTGCCTAAAGGAGCTGATTGGTTTGCAGCACATGCTGCGCTAACAGACGCCTATCTGGATCGTGTTGATTTCCAGTCTCTTGTTGCAGGCGATGAGAATGAAGTCCCCAGCCAGATCAACCAAGACAACGCTGACAAGCTTGTCCAAGGCCTGCTTGTAAATTGGCACAATCAGTATGATTTCAAAGGCAATTTAGACCTTATTAATGCCGAAGCCTTTAAGTACTCAATGGGCGTTGGTAGAGGGCGGTATGTAAAGAAACGAGTATTTTTGCATACAACTAAAGGTGTCCAGTTTAAAGATCAGAAAATCCCTGTTCTTGTCCCGAGAAGCATCAAAAATACATATTTAGATACAACATGCTACAGCCTTCAGAATGAAGGACAGATAGTCGCGCCTGGGCAGATCTTTGAGTATTCCTTGAACTCCAAGGATCTCATGATGGCCTCTAAGACTGGTTCAACCGATGTCAATGACATGAATGGTGGCTGGATCAGGAATTCTCTAAAGGGCTTTGACGAAGACTGTACTGTGCAAGTCCTGGAGTGGGAAGGGGATATGGTCGTCTCCAGAAAGACAGCAGGTTCCCTGTATCTTGCTAACTGCATTATTTCGGTTGCTGTTGGCACAAAGAAAGCAAGCAAGACGTTAGAAAAAGCTATCTTCAGAATTCGAAAGAATGATATCCCTTATTCTTCTTATGTCCTGTTCCCGTATCACAAAGAGCATATAGACTCACCTTATGCGACATCGCCTTTAATGAAAGGCAGAGTACTGCAAGGCGCTGCAACACAGTCATTAAACCGCCTTATGGAGCTTGCAGCCCTTCAGACTCAGCCACCTCTTAACAGAGACAGGGATTCAGATGAAGATCCAGAGGTGTTCCCTGGAGCATTATGGGGCGATGACGTTAAGCCAGTCCAGATTGGTGACCCGCAAGCTATGCTTGCTGTTTACAGCTCCCTGCTGACCCAATACGGCGACGTAACTGGAACTACATCCCCTCGGCTTGGTCAGCAAACCCTCTCGCATACAACGGCCTTCTCAAAAGAAGCAGAGCTTGCCAGAGCGCAGATACGAGTTAATGACTACGTAGATTCCACACTGGAGACACCATTAACTCGTTGGCTCCATATGGAATATGAGATGGGTCGCAAGAACATGGGCGAGCAAACATTCTATATTAAGCCTTATGGTGGTTTTGTCAGGGTAAATAAGAGCGCACTGCCTGATTATGTTGAGTTTGAGGCATTTGGCGCCGGTCAGTCATCTGATGAGGCGGCTAGGTTCCAGCGCAGAATGTCATCGTTTAATCAGGCTCTACAGATGGATCAGCTGGCTGTATCCACTGGTAAACCGCCAAGGATAGACTTACAAAAAGCAATTACACAAGTACTCTTAGAAGGGGGTTGGACAGATGTCGATGCTATCACCAGAAGCGAAGGTCCTGTTGCAGGAGCTGAGGGAGCGCCGGGAGTGGAAGGAGTTACTGAATTGGCTCCAGGTGTCCAAGCCACCGCTCTACAAGCCCTTGCGTTCCCACGACAGTAATCAGCTTTCACCGGGTATTCAGGAGAGAAACTGGATATTCGATTCCGGGGTATATCGAGAGAATGCCCGTATTATCAATGAACTCTCAGGAGTAAAGAAATGACGCAAGCCGAGGTTAATGACACCAATACAGAGGCGCAACAGCCATCTGCTGAGGTTGAAAACGCTCAGGAACAGTCTCTGGACATGTTGTTGTCCGAATATGACGAGACACCTAAAGAGGCCAAAGAGCCTCAACCAACCGCACCTCAACCAACAGTAACGCCTGATGTTCAGGCCTTTATGGATCGTCAGATCAAAAAAGAGACGACTGAAGCGATCCATAATTCTGCTGCTGTGCTTAAGAAAGCTGCAGGCGATACCAACCTGTCAGAGAAATGGTTTGAAGGGCAACTTCATGTTGCTGCAAACAATGACCCACGGATTTATTCAGCATTCGAGAACCGGGATCAAAACCCTGGAGCTTGGAATAATATTCTGAATTCCTTGGGGAAACAGATAGCCAAAGAACTGACAGACGCTGCAAGCATTGATAAAGCATCAACAGATTCATGGAATGCTGTAGAGGCGAGCGTGCATAGTGCATCAACCTCAAAAGTAACGGAAAGCGAGCCCAACTGGGGCGCTATGACCGATTCCGAATTCCAAGCGGCAAAGGCAAAGTTCCGTTAAGGAGTAAAAAATGGCTTTAACTACTTCGGGTACTAGTACCCTCCAAAAACCAGTCAACACGGTTTTCATGCAGACGTTGCTGCGTACTGCTAAATCGCGTTGTCCTCACTTCCTGGGCACTCAGCCTGCTAGTATTCAAGAAAATATGGGTACTACTACGGCTACGTGGCGCAGGATTACGATTAACTCTAATCAGCGTGGCACTTTGGCTGAGCAGGCAACTACTGCTTATATGAATACCCGAAATGCCTCTACCTTGCAGATTACGGCGCCTACTGCTACTGCGTTGAAGTATGGCAACTTTGTCATCCTAAACGAAGAAGCTGATATCATTAACTTTAATGGTCAGACTGACAAGATCATTGAGGTCATGGGTGTTGATGCTGGCGATTACCTGGATATTCTTCAGCGTACCGCTATGGTGGCAGGTGTAACGCTTATTTATGCAGGTGGTGTGGCTTCTGAAGGCGCTGTGGTTTCAAAGATCACGAAAGCATCGATTCAGAGCGCTGTTAACACACTGGATAAGAATAAAGCGCTCACCTTCACCCCGATGACCACAGGTAGCCAGAACTTTGGCACTACGCAGTTGATGCCTGGATATATCGGTATTACACATCCTGACGTTGCTATTGATGTAACCAATCTTGCTGGGTTCAAACCTGCTGAGACCTATGCGGGTCAGGTGGCGCTATTCATGGGTGAGTATGGCTCGATGACTGTTGCCGGTCAGACCGTACGATTTGTTTCTGGTCAGAATGCTGACGTTGAGGCAGACGCTGGTGGACTAACTGGTGCTACTGGTCTTCGGTCAACCACCGGAACCAACATCGACACCTACACCACCATGATTTATGGGCGTGATGCATTTGGTTCTCTTGGCTTTGGGGCCACGATGCCAGACGGTGCCTTTATGGCTGGTGATGACCTGAGTGCGATCAACTTGATCGTGAAAGGTCTAGGCTCTGGCGGTACTTCAGACCCATATGACGAGATTTCGACCATTGCTTATAAGTTCTGGCACGCAGGTGTTGTCCTTAATGCAGCTTGGGCTCGTGGTATCGTCTCTGGTGCAACCGCGCTGTAAAGTAATAGCCCCCTCTTCGGAGGGGGTTCTTTAAGAGGTTTTTATGTCAACAGAAGCAATAATGGTAGACGACCCGCGGCCTTTATATGACAGGATGAGTCGCAGGGAGCTTTGGAGGGCTTTAAAGAACGCCGGGATTAATTTCACTCCTGGCATTACATCTGGCGATGCAATTAAATTGCTAGAAGCGAACCAGATACACCCGTCAGCAGCAATTGAATGGGAGCAGGTCCCAATTCAGAACGAAAAAGGAGAAACGATTTACCAAGCTCATCCAAAACGTGTTCAGCCTTCATATTCAGAGGCAGATCTTCTTAAGCGAGAAGAGGTCATGCAAAAGAATATTGAAGAAGCGGCTGCACGTGAAGAAGAATCAAACAAAAAGGCAAAATCACTTGAGTCACAGGTAAAAGACCTGGCGAAACAGAATGCGGAACTTATGGAAGCCATGAAAGAGCTAGTTGGGAAAAAGCCAGCTAAAAAGGAAAAAGAAACAGACCCGCGTAAAATGAAGTACATGGCTTTTAAGAAATGGTGCAAAGATCATGGTCACGACCTGCAGAAAGGCGAGGATCGTGAGGAACTAATTGCTAAATTAGAGGCTGAATAGTGTGAAAACACTCCTGGATGGCGTCAACGAAGTTCTAAAGAAAGTTCAGATAATCAGTAATACAAATCTGCTAACAAGTCTTACTGACTCTGGCAAACAGACATTCATTGATCTTGCCATCCAGTCTTGGCAGGAATCTGTAGACCAAGTCTATTCAAAATCCAAGATCATGATGCCTATGCAAGGCGAGGAAGACTCAATCATTCTTGTTGAGAACATTAGAAGTTATTCTCTGCCATGTGATCTTGTGCAGATTAGATGGCCCCTACACGAAGAGACAAAAGGGCTATACATCCATAAATACCCTGGCGGATATGAAGAGCTGAGAAACATACAGACTCAGCCTGATAACTATACTGGCCAACCTTCTTTTGCATCGATAGACCCTATACAAGGGGATCTGTATTTAGACAGGGTGCCACTTACAGGTGATGCTGGAGATGAATATAAGTTTTTCTATTGGAAGGACTTATCTCTGACTCTGTCATCAGACCCGTTTCCATTTTCTGATACTGTTTTTAGAGCCATGGTGCCAGTTGTGGCAGAAATATGGAGGTACTACCAGCACAATAGGTTCACAAGCGACATTTCTAATGTGAACTATGGTCGAGCCATACGCGCCTTAAAGCAGCAGCCTCAAGACACATCTTGGATCAAGAGGTATGGAGACAAACAAATAACAAACCCACTGGGTCAGAATCCTTTCGAGAGATGATATGCCTGAGTTACTAGGTCCAGAAGATTCAAGTATTGTTCTTAAGTTTGGTGGCGGAGTTCATTCTAGGCCATCAGAAGAGGATATAGACCCTAGAGAGTGCAAGACTGGAGAGAACTTTGAGCTTGATCTACAGAATTTTCACTTTCGTAGAAGGCGCCCTTTTGAATTTATTGGGCAAGTACCAAATGCCGCTGAGATCCGAGGTTTTGTTAGTTTAAAGAAATCAGTTGATAACTCAACAAGTTTACTAGTGCAGGCAGGCGCGAACGTCTATGAGTGGGATGGCGCCACATTCACAAGTGTAGGCACAGTAGAGCCCACAGCAAAGCTTCGTGGCCGCATTTCTCATAACTGGCAGCTAGATGATGTCGTCATCATAACCGACATCAACCTGGCAGATGTTGTCATGCAATGGGATGGCACTACGTTATCAGACATTGTATTTACTGATGAAGATGGCGGCGCTTTTGGCGACTTTAAGGCAAAATACTGCGTGATTCAAAACGAACGCGCTATTTATGGGAATGTAATAGACTCAACACCAACAAGTCTGCCACATGTTATGGTTGGCTCTAAAGTTAGTGACTACGACAATATTACTGTAGCCAACAAACCTAGCTCTGCATTAGGGGAAGATGACCCTTTTTTCTTGATAACTCCAGACCTTAGAAACATAAATGGCCAAGTGTCTGCGTTTACTATTATTGCTCTTTCTACATTAGAGGGTCAGTTTTACCAGTTAGTTGGCGCTAGCGCTAAAGATTTCTCCTTTAAGGAATTCTATCCAGAGTCAGGCGCTGCTGGGGATGAGTCAGTCGCTTTCGTAGGTAATGACGTCTTCTTTGGGAGACCTGGCAGAGTAGAGTCTTTAACAGCTAATGACAAGTTTGGCGATGTCGAAAACAATGACTTAAGTGTTGGTATCTCTAATCTCATAGAAGATTACACAGAGTGGAAGATAGAGTATAACCAAAGGACTCAGAAAGTATATTGCTACGAAGAAGGCCAGAAGGAGATGTGGGTCTTCTACAAGCCTCTAAGGAATTCTGAATTATCTCCTTGGTCGAAAATGACCACCTTGCATTCTATGGAGATGGACCCGTCTGCTCTTATGAGAGCTTACGCTCCAGAGGATGGGCTTGAATATATCTATTTCGGGGACTCTTCTGGGAATGTCTACAGGATGGACATTGAAGAAAGCGACGGAGATGGCGGCCTTAACTCAATCAGAACATCTAGAGAGTCTGCGCTATTCAGGTTCCCTGGCGATACTGAATCACTAATCATGCAGGGATGGGTAAAATATAGAAAGCCAATTGATGACATTATATTGACGCTAAGATTCAGATTTCAAGGGCATCATATTTA